CAGTTTTCAGATGATGACGCAGGTATAAAGTACTTTGAGGACAAGATATTTAAGATAAACGACGGCTGGCTGGGGGTTGCAGGGAATTACGTAGACGCCCAAAAAGTTATAGATTACGTAAACAAGAAAACTAGCAAGCTGCCAAAGCTTAAATCCGACAGTTCATTTTTAAGACTATCTAGCGACGGCTTATTCTCTTGTGGAGATGACTTAGAGTGGGAACGAGTTAGAACTTTTATGGCTATAGGCAGTGGTGCTATGGCTGCTGAAGTGTGTATGCGTATGGGGTTACCTGCAGAAGAAGCGGTTAAGTGGGCTTGCAACGTAGATCTAAAAAGCCATGAGCCCGTTAAGCTATATGGTCTAAACGCCCAAGATGGGGAAATCTACGGTGCCTTATAAAGACCCGGCTGTACGTAAACTTAAAAACGCGGAATATAGCAAAACTCACCACAAAAAAAATAAAGTAGCTAGGTTAGCATCGATACTAGCTAGAAGAAAAAAACTAAGAAACGAGTGGAACACATTTAAAAGTACACTTAAATGCATGAAATGTGGGTTTAGCCATATAGCCGCATTAGACTTTCACCATACAGACCCTAATTTAAAAGAAGGTAGTGTTAGTAGGTTTATTAGTAACGGACAGTTCAGAAAAGCAAGGGAGGAAGTTGCTAAGTGCATTGTTCTATGCTCGAACTGCCACCGCGTACACCACTACGAAGAATTAAAAAACCCCACCGAAGTGGGGTTTTTCTTTGTTTAAAAAGCTTGCACAAATTTTAAAATGTAGTAACATTACTTAAACCGGGTATTCCGGCTTATTAGACTGCCCCGGCAGACGCATACAAGACTAATAAGCTTTATCTTTGTATGAAGGACAATTTATCATGGCAAGAACCTCGTTTACAGGCCCAGTGGCCTCTGCAAATGGATTTATCGGCTCAGTTACAGGTGCCGTTACCGGTGTAGTTACTCTCCCAACTTATACCGTAACTACTGCTAACGCTTTGACACCAAAGACTGCAGGAAAAATCATTTATGTCTCTAACGGCTTAGCGGGTCTACCTTGTATTGCTGTTGGTAACGGTACAAACTGGATTTCCCCAGCCGGTACAGCCATTTCAGCAACTTAATTAACCTCAAGGGCTGCGGCCCTGTTTAAAATCCTAGGGGATTAATTATGTTTCAATATGACGTTAAAGCCGTTTACACAGAAGCTACAGCTACGATTGTATCTGGTCGCACTCGTGTAAAAGGCTATCAAGTTCTATCTGGTGGTACTGCTGGCGATGTTATTTTTCGTGATGGAGGTGCTACTGGCACTATTCGGTTGCAGTTTAATATTGGTACAGGCATACAGCCTATAGCACTGCATATTCCTGGCGACGGTATCTTGTTTAATACTGATGTCCATGTAACTATTCCAGCTACTGCAAAAATCACAACGTTCTATGGCTAGTAAAACAATCCCCAAGACCACTACTGGAAAGGGTAAGAACTACTTAGCCACCAAAGATGGTGCTGGTATGACTGCTACTGGTCGTAAGGCGTATAACGCTAAGAATGGCTCAAACCTAAAGGCTCCACAGCCTGAAGGTGGGTCACGTAAAAAATCATTTTGCGCTCGTATGTCTGGTGTCAAAGGACCGATGAAGGACGAGAATGGTAAACCTACTCGAAAGGCAGCGAGCCTAGCTCGTTGGAAATGCTAATGAAAGACTTTTTTGAACATATCAGTGAGCCAACAAAGCATGTAATTGATGGCCTATCGTTAATAACAGTATTAGGAACGTTAATGAGTTGGTTACCAGCCCTAGCAGCCGTATTAAGTATCGTATGGACGGTAATCCGTATCTATGAAAGCAAGACTGTTCAAAACTGGGTTGGAAAAAAGGGGGAATAAGGATATGTTAAAAGATTCAAGCGGTAAACCAGGTTTATCTAAACTGCCTACTGCAGTCCGTAACAAAATGGGCTACATGAAAAAAGGTGGTACGGTCAGCAAGGATAAAGAAAGCGCCGAAGTCAAAATGGCTGGCGGTGGACTTTATGCAAATATCGCTGCAAAGAAAAAACGTATTGCTGCCGGTTCCGGTGAGCATATGCGTAAGGTAGGATCAAAGGGCGCCCCTACAAAAGACGCTTTTATTCAATCAGCAAAAACTGCTAAACCAGTTAAGCCCACTAAACCTGTTAAACGTAGTACAAGGAGCCGATAATGGAAATGAATGCAAGCAATACTAATCGTCATAAACTCATGGCAATGGGCCTACCCATTAAAGCCAAAAAAGGTGGCGCAATTATGAAAAAAGCCTCTGGTGGTGGCGTTGGTGGTATGGGTTCAGGTGGTAAAACTGCCCCAGCTGCTAAAGGAACAGCCCTAAAAGACCGTGAAGGTCGTGCCTTAGCCGCTGGTAAAATGAAAGGCAATCTAACAATGATTGCCCCACAGACTGCCATGAAAAAAGGTGGTTCTGTTGTTAAGAAGATGAAAGAAGGCGGAAAAGCCGACATGGGCCAAGATAAGTCCATGATTAAAAAAGCTTTTAAACAGCACGACATGCAAGAGCACAAAGGCGGTAAAGGTACCAAACTGGCTTTGAAAAAAGGCGGTATGGCTAAACGTAGTAAATGCTAAGGAGCATAAAATGAGCAAAAAACGTGGAGTAGGCGCAGCTATCAAAGGCTTTGGCGCTGTATTTTCTGAAACTACTGAACAAGCTAAAAAGCCTGAAAAAGTGGACACTAACTATACTAACCAAAAGATGCACGGTACTGTTGATGTGCCTTTAGGCAAGCGTACACCTCAACCAACTAGTTGGTAAGCTATGGCCACTTCAGGTACGACGCTATTCGACCTGGACGTAGAAGAACTCATTACCGAAGCTTACGAGCGATGTGGTCTTGAGTCTCGTACAGGTTATGACCTTAAGACTGCTCGTCGGTCTTTAAATCTGTTATTTGCAGAGTGGGCAAGCCGTGGCTACAATTTGTGGACCATTGAGCAGCATACTCTTCCTTTAATAGCAGGTCAGTATGAGTACGACCTTGATCCTTCCACTATAAACATTCTTGCAGCGGTTATCCGTACTTCGCAAGGAGGCCAAGATCTTGATGTCACCATCAATCGTTTTAGCCAAGCAGAGTGGATGCATACGCCTAATAAAGCGGGAACACTAGGCCGTCCAGCCCAGTTCTATGTGCAAAGAACCATTGTCCCTAAGGCTTTTTTCTTCCCTTGCCCTGATGATTCGCAACCATACACCTTTGTGTACGAAGGCATTCGTCGGATTGAGGATGCGGGGGCTTACACCAACACTACTGATGTAGTGTGGCGGTTTTTACCTTGTTTAGTGGCAGGACTAGCTTATTACTTATCGTTAAAAAAGGCACCGGATCGCACTGTAATGCTTAAACAGTTCTACGAAGAAGAGTTTAAGCGGATTGCGGATGCGGACAGGGATATTGCCAGTTACTTCGCTGTTCCCGATTTGAGGTTGAACATCTAATGTACGCTGCGGGTAAAAAAGCCTGGGGCCTATGTGACCGCTGTGGTCAGCGGTTCTTGCTTAATACTTTAATGGTGGAGTGGCAGAACCTAAAGGTATGCCGCTTTTGCTATGAGCCTAAGCACCCTCAGTTAGAACCCCGTAGAAACGTTTCAGACGCTGTTGCGTTGTACCAACCTCGCCCTACTCCTGATGATTCCTTTAATGTGTACATTGGTCAAATAGGGGATAGTTCTTTAGGTACAATAGGCATGATTCCGGTACCGATTTCAAAGCCGACAATAGCAAATACTTTTGCTGGAAATTTAGTGGTGATTACCTCATGAACTACGCTCAATTAACTGACGCTGTTACCGCCTACTGCCAGAACTACGAAACCGATTTTGTGGCAAATATCCCTGTTTTTGTTAAACAGGCAGAAGACCGTATTTACAACAGTATTCAATTCCCCGCTTTGCGTAAGAACGTAACGGGCCTTGTGACTAGCGGCAATAAGTACCTTTCTTGCCCAGATGACTTTTTGTCTGTGTTTTCTTTGGCTATTATTGATAACACAGGCGATTATCACTTCCTGATTAACAAGGATGTGAACTACATTCGTGAGTTTTACCCTAATCCAAATACCACAGGCTTGCCCCGGGTATACTCCATTTTTGGACCACAGCTTACCTTTCCTAACGAATTAAGCTTGATATTAGGGCCAACACCAAACGCTGGTTATACAGCGGAAATGCATTATTTCTTCTATCCAGCGTCTATTGCAGATACAGGCACTTCTTGGCTGGGGGATAACTTTGACCCTGTTCTCCTATACGGCACTTTGCGTGAAGCGTATTTATTCATGAAGGGTGAGCCTGATTTGATTGATAACGTTGAGAAAAAGTTTATGGAAGCACTTGGACAAGCTAAACGCCTTGGTGATGGCCTTGAGAAACAAGACTCTTATCGCTCGGGGCAGGCTAGGGTACAGGTGACTTAATGGCTATTACTCAAACACTTACGACCTCTTTTAAAGTAGAACTCTTGGAAGCAGTGCACAATTTTTCTACCGATACGTTCAAAATTGCTTTGTATGACAGTAATGCCAACCTAGGCCCAAATACCGTCACCTATAACAGCGCAAACGAGGTTACTAGCGCTGGCTACCTGGCGGGTGGCAGCGTTCTGACCGGGATAATCATTGCCAGCAGCTATGGTGTGGCTTATATTACATTTGATAACCTAAGTTGGAGCAATGTTACCTTTACTGCACTAGGTGCTTTAATTTATAATAGTAGTAAGGGTAATAAATCCGTGGCTGTTTATAACTTTGGTGTTCCCCAGACGGCTGGGGCTTTAAATGTGTTTAACATCGCAATGCCTGCTGACACAGCAAGTGAAGCGCTTATTCGGATTAATTGAGAAAAACATGGCAATGATTTTTACTACCAAAGGCAACATGGAAGAAGCTCTTCTTCGAAAGAAAGAGGGCACGGTTGACAATGAAAACGAATTAACTACCTGGGTGGAGTATTGGCTTAATGATGAGCTAGTACACCGTTCTGCTCATGTAACCCTCAAGAAGTCCCCTTTTACGGCTTTAGAAACAGCCCCCTTAGCATAGGATAAAACATGGCAAATACTCAATCAATGTGCACCTCATTTTTAGGTGAGGTTTTAACTGCAACGCATAACTTTGGTGTTGCCCCTGTCCGTGCTTCTAGCGCAGCAGACTCTTTTAAGGCAGCCTTGTTCTTAGCAAGTGCCACTTTAAACGCTTCTACTACGGTTTTTTCTGCAACAGGTGAGGTATCAGGCACTGGATATACGACTGGTGGGGTAGCGGTTACTAATGCAACTCCCCCTGCGGCAACCAATTCTTCACCTACTGCTGGTGTAGGCTATTGGACTGCCTCTGCTCCTATTGTATACACAGGGGTTACGTTAGCTACTGCCTTTGACACCATGTTTATGTACAACAGTACTCAGGGCAACAAAGCGGTAGCGGTGTTTACGTTCGGTTCACAAACGATTACCGCTGGTAACTTTACGCTGACTATGCCAGCTAATACCACGACTACTGCTTTATTGCGTTTGTCTACAACCTAATTAGGCAGACATGTCGCTCGGCTGGGGTAATGGTACTTGGGGCGAAAACGGCTGGGGCGGCACATTAGAGGCAGTAGGTGTAGCAAGTAGCGGTAATGTAGGAAGTCTGGGTAATGCCAACATTAGCATCGCATTAGCGGGTGTTGGAGCTAGGGGTAATACAGGAACGGTTGTTGCTAATACAACAGAAGACGAAACAAGTGATTCTGCCGAAGGTTTTGTAGGAACAGTAGCAGTTACTCTGAGCATTGCATTGACAGGGGTGGTAGTAAGAGGATTAACAGGAACGGTATCTCACAGTAAAGAGGTAGCGTTAAGTGGAGTTAGCTCTGCGGGTAATACGGGAGATGAAGCCCCTAGTATTGTTGTTGCAATAAGCGGAATCAGCGCTGAGGGTACCGTAGGGTTTGTAGCCCCGTCTTACAGCGTTAACCTTTTAGGGGTGACAGCAAGAGGACTTTTAGGTACAGTAGTTAGTAATATAGAGAAGTCCCTGGTCGGCGTAGCGGGCATAGGTAGAGCAGTTGATGATGAAAAATCTATAACAATTGCGCTAACTTCCGCCGCAGCACAAGGATTAGCAGGACTAGTTGCTCCAGGGAAATCAACAGCGATTTCAGGGGTACAGGGAAGAGGAAATACAGGATTAGTTATCCCTGGTAGGGCAGTTACCTTAGTAGGAGTAAGGGCTGATGGAATACTAGGGCAACTTGAGTATTATTATTGGAGTGTGATTGACGATGATCAAACCGCTAATTGGAGTCAGGTAAATGATGACCAGAGCGCAAATTGGACTGAAGTCGATAACACGCAAGCAGTAAATTGGACTGAAATAACAACGGTATAAAAGGGTTTAACAATGTCAACTTACTCTAGTAATCTAAAGATTGAATTAATTGGCACAGGCGAGCAGTCCGGTACTTGGGGAACAACCTCCAATAGTAACTTCTCCAATGTGTTTGAACAGGCAATTGTAGGTCGAGTAACGGTTCCTTTTAGCGATATTGATGTTACTTTAATTGCTACTAACAGCGTAGCTTCTCAGGACTTTCGTAACGTATATCTGAACTGTACCGGTACAAACACAGCCAGTAAGAACCTGGTTGTCCCCTCCATTAACAAGAACTACATCGTAGAGAACAACACCACAGGTGGCTTTTCTATTGTAGTAAAGACTACAGCGGGAACAGGAATCACGGTTCCTAACGGGTTTAAATGCTCTGTGTATGTAGACGGCACGAACGTAGTACAGGCTTTTAACTACTTCCCCACTATTAACACGGGTGCGTTGACAGCCACGTCCACTACTAATTCCGCTCTTACTTCTGGTCGCATTACCTACGCTGGCACGGGAGGCTTGTCACAAGATTCTGCTAACTTGACCTTTAACGGCACAACCTTAGCTACCAACACCTTAACCCTCACCACTGCATTAACTACCACTAACGGTGGTACAGGTGCTTCCAATGCAACCGATGCCCGCACTAACTTAGGCGTAACAGCCACGGGCGCGGATACAACATATGCGTTTAGAGCTAATAACTTATCAGACTTAGCCTCTGCTACGACCGCCAGAACGAACTTAGGTTTAGGCACAATTGCCACCCAGAACGCTAACTCTGTTGCTATTACAGGTGGTTCAATTACGGGCATAACCGACTTAACCGTGGCTGATGGTGGTACAGGTGCTTCCAATGCAACCGATGCCCGCACAAACTTAGGCGTTACAGCAAGTGGTGCTGATACAACATATGCGTTCCGAGCTAACAATCTTAGTGACTTAGCCTCTGCGACAACAGCCCGCACTAACTTAGGTTTAGGCACGATTGCCACGCAAAACGCTAACTCTGTTGCTATTACAGGTGGTTCAATTAACGGCACAGCAGTAGGTGCTAGTACTTCATCAACTGCGTCAGTAACCGTACTAACGGCTTCAGCGGACTCTGCGTTCACTTCTACCGGAGCTGTGCAACTCTCAAGCGGCACAACCGCGCAAAGACCAACAGGAGCCGCAGGTAAGCTCAGGTTCAACAGCACTACAACCCAGTTTGAGGGCTACAACGGAAGTTCTTGGGCTTCAGTCGGTGGTGCAGCAATCAGTAACGATACAACAACTGCAACAAATGTT